ACTGGAGCTACTGGAGCTGCCGGGCCTGCGGGACCTGGAGTTCCTGTTGGAGGTACGGCTGGTCAAGTTCTTTCAAAGACTGACGGTACAGATTATAATACGCAATGGGTTGCAGCAGGTGGTGGTGGTGGTGGAGCAACAGACTTAAATAGTTTAACAGATGTTACAGCAATTGAACCACCTGCACCCGGGGGGTCATTATTAGTTCAGGGCTTGGATAGTGGGTCTCCTCAATGGGAGAGTGTATCTACTGAAGACGCGGTATTTCCTCTTCTACTTTCTGATCCTGTAGTTTGGTACGCGTTTCTACAAAATATGGAAATCTCAAATGTGTCTACCACTGTGTCTGTTGCAGTGGACATTGATTTTGCGACTCAAGCAGTATTAAGTTTATGGTGGCATTATGGCGGAACAAATTTAGGGTCAGTATGGACTCTTATGGATCAGATGGGTACTATATCTCTTGAACCAGGCGCCTATTGGGACGGTAGTTTCCATATAGAGGCGGTGTCTGGAGGTAACGTAATATATAATATAGACCAGCCTACTAGAGTTGCTTCTGTTATCCCATATGATTACTTTCCATCCAGAGTAGAGTTTACAGCTGCCGATATTATTGCAGCGGCTCCTGAGACAGTGAGTGGCATAGTTAGTTGTAATTTTAATTGTACAATTGGCGTATCAAACTACTAAGGAGAAAGAAATGAAGGAGGCATTAGATGTAAGTGCGTTCTCTCTTCAAGTGGGAGAATTGATAACTCCTTTTGTAACCATGATGGCCGTAGTTATTGTGGGTTTGCTGATAAAAGACATCGCAAGTGATGTAGCAAACGGTATCTCCTTTAAATACTTTGGACCATTCAAAGAAGGGGATAAAGTGATGCTTGACGGGCATAGAGCTGTCATTGTTAAAATAGGATTAACCACATCTGTATTCGGATGTGATGACCCAGATAGAGGTTATATCTGGAGGTACGTACCGAACGATCGTATCGGTATGTTAAAATTAGGAAAAATCATTAGTAGTAATAAAAAGATATAATTATGTTAGAAATTAGTAGAGACGATGTCAACCCCGATGAGATTCAACTCTTCGAAAAAGAAAAAAGATTTATTAAACTGCCAATAGATAGTTATATGGAATTGTTAGGTATCGAACCTATTCGTTCTCAGGTGGCTCTATTGAATGCAGTAAACAGCCCCAAATATCGTTTTGTGGTTGCCGCTCTTTCTCGTCGACAGGGAAAGACGTACATATCCAATATTATTGGACAACTCACTGCACTAGTCCCAGGGACTAACATTCTCATCATGAGTCCAAACTATGCTCTATCTCAGATTTCATTTGACCTACAACGTGGTCTTATCAAACATTTCGACCTTGAGTTAACACGAGATAATGCGAAGGACAAAATCATTGAACTTTCCAACGGCTCTACAATTCGCATGGGTTCTGTGAACCAAGTGGATTCTGTAGTTGGTCGTTCGTATGATTTGATTATTTTTGACGAGGCCGCTCTTTCTGACGGCTTAGAAGCATTTAATGTTGCTCTTAGACCGACGCTAGATAAGCCAAATTCTAAAGCTATTTTCATTTCTACACCTCGTGGTCGTAATAATTGGTTTGCAGACTTCTATCACCGAGGTTTTAGTGATGAATTCCCAGATTGGGCTAGCATCCATGCAACTTACCATGAAAACCCTCGTGTTAGTACTCGTGATATTGAAGAAGCTAAGAGAGGAATGTCTAAGGCAGAATTCGCGCAAGAGTACTTGGCCGACTTTAACCAGTTCGAAGGTCAGGTATGGAATTTCAATTTCGAGAAATGTGTGGAAGATCTTGAAGGTTTAGACACTTCTAAGATGGACATTTTTGCAGGGCTTGACGTCGGATATAGAGATCCTACAGCCTTTTGTGTCATCGCTTACGATTGGGACTCAGAGTTATACTATCTTATCGATGAATATATGAGTGCAGAGAAAACTACCGAGCAACATGCCCTAGAAATTCAGAAGATGATAGATAAGTATGACATCGATGTCATATACATTGATTCCGCAGCGCAGCAAATGCGATGGGACCTGGCTCAAGATTACGATATTTCAACTGTTAACGCTACTAAAGATGTTTTAGCGGGAATCGCCGCAGTTGCTACAATTGTAGATAATGACCATCTTATCGTAGACCAAAAATGTAAAGCATCTTTAACCTCTCTTGACCAATATCAATGGGACCCAAATCTGAATTTGCTGAAAGAGAAACCCGTACACAACATGGCTTCGCATATGGCTGATGCATTAAGATATTCTCTTTATACCTTCGTAGCTGCGTACGTCACTGTTTAGCTATGAGGTATGAAAAATAACCCTTGACTTTTTAGCTTAGATTGGGTATAATGACGGTATAAAAATTAGAGATGTAAGAAATTTACCTGTAGAACAGGAAACAGCATATGGCAGAATTAAAAAGGGACATTGTAAAGTATGTCCGTGATCGTGCTAAGAGCGCGTACAAGAAAGACTCGGAATGTCGAATCTGTGGAGCAACAGAGGAATTAGACTTCCATCACTTTTATGGGATGACCGAGTTATTAGAGAAATGGTTAAAGGAGAACGGCATTACCGTAGAAACTGCGGATGATATTATGGAAGTTCGTGACAGATTTATTGAGGAAGAACACACTAATGTGTACGACGAAACGGTAACCCTGTGTCATAAACACCATCTTAAGCTTCACAGTATTTATGGAAAACGACCTAAACTAACGACCGGCCCAAAGCAAAAACGATGGGTAGAAAAACGGAGAGTAAAAGAGTATGGGAGTACTTGATTCATTTATAGAAAAGTTAAATCCTGCGCAGCCAGAAATTCATAGTTCTGAGACCTCCGCAGCTACCACGAAACCGTGGAGACGTTACAATGTAGCGTATAAAGAAGTTGAAGTTGTTAACAGAGGTATCAATCTTATAGTTGATGCAGCTTCACAAATTAATATTGACGTTGGTGATAAATTACCTTTTGCGGGTAACTCACTTCTTAGGAAGAATAAAGTACAGCAATTACTGAACCACCAGCCAAACCCTTTTCAAGATATTAGTGCGTTTAGACGCAGTATTTATTTAGATTTTATAACGGAAGGTAATATCTTCCTTTATTTTGATGGTGCACATATATACCATCTACCTGCACAGAATGTGGAGATTGTAACAGATAAAAAGACATTTATTAACTATTACAAATACGAGCAAAAGAAATTCAAACCAGACGAAATCATACATATTAAAGAAAACTCTGCAAACTCAATCTTTAGAGGAGACTCTAGACTTTCCTCAGCAAGTAGATCGTTAGAAACACTTTCTAAGATGCATGATTTTCAGGACAACTTCTTCAACAATGGAGCTGTACCTGGACTAATTATTAAAAGTCCTAATACGTTATCCGCAAAGGTAAAGGATAGACTTTTAGAGTCATGGAGACGAAAGTATAACCCTAAGACTGGAGGTAAACGCCCTCTTATTTTAGACGGTGGTCTAGAGTTAGACACTATCAATCAGAATACTTTTAGAGAATTAGATTTTGAAGATGCGGTAAAAGCCCACGAAACACGAATATTAAAAGCTTTAGGCATTCCACCAATTCTACTTGATGCAGGCAATAATGCAAACATCAATCCTAATTTAAGGCTCTTTTACTTGAACACTGTAGTTCCTATAGTGCGAAAGTTAGTATCAGGCCTAGAAAGATTTTTTTCTTACGACTTGGAGATTATCACTCAAAATGTCGAGGCACTGAGACCTGAACTTAAAGATGAAGCTCAGTACTATACAGCATTAGTTAATAATGGTGTTATGACTGCAGCGGAAGCAAGGGATAAGTTAAGGTTAGAGGATCTAGACGATCCTGAACTTCAAGAAGTTCGAATACCTGCTAACGTATCTGGTTCAGCGACTGGTGTGTCAGGTCAAGAAGGTGGGGCTCCAAAAAAGCCCAAACCAAACTCAAAGGAATAATATATGACGAAAGATGAACAACTAGCGTTATTAATACCTTATTTCGAGAAGAATGGTTTTGTGACTAAGGCAGCTTATAAAAGTGACCCTAGTACTCCAGTTCCAATTCGTAAGATCGAAAGGTTATTTAAACGCTTTACACGAATGCAAACTCGTGTAAAGGAGGCGATAGCAGCTAAACCTGCTCCAACTCCAAAGAAAGTGGAAGCGCCTAAAGTAGCTCCTAAAGTGAAAGCAGCTCCTAAGGTGTCCCCAAAGAAAGAGGAGAAGAAGGATGATTAATAAAACTTTTCATTTAGATTCTCTTTTTGAAAAAAAGGAAGGTGACAACGGTAGTATCTTAATTAAAGGCTATGCTAATACGACTGACAAAGACAGAGTTGGCGATGTCATTGTAAAAGAAGCCTGGGAAACTAAATCCGCGTTAACGAATTATCTTAAGAATCCAATTATCTTAGCACACCATGATAGATCACAGCCAATTGGGCAGATGGTCAACTATAGCATTACAGATAAAGGTCTTGAGATAGTGGCAGAAATTAGTAAGTCTGCCGGAGCAGTATATGATCTTGTAAAAGAAGGTATACTAAAAGCATTTTCAGTAGGCTTCCGAGTGAAGGATGCTGATTATGATAGTGACACAGATATCTTTGTGATTAAAGACTTAGAATTACACGAAGTATCAGTTGTTTCAATTCCAGCAAACGCTGATAGCCTTTTCTCATTGGCTAAAAGTTTTGATGGGTCAAGTGAGGAATTTGAGGCTTTTAAATCTCAATTTATAAATGATGCACCTGAAGGTGCTGAGGATGACACCGTAGGTGCTCATTTAGAACAGGAAAATATCGAAATGGATGAAAATCAAATCAAAGAAATGATGGCAGAAGTGGCTAAGAAGACTGCAGCTGACATCGCTATGAAGCAAGCAGAGACTGAAGCTAAGGCTAAAGCTGCTGCAGAATTAGAAGCTAAAGTTGCAGAAGCTAAGGAAGCTGACAAGGCTGAAATGATCTCTTTAGGTCAGACAGGTGCTGAGCGTTTAGTAAAAGAATTAGAGACTCGTATCTCTGAGAAGCAAGAAGAAGCTACTGCTGTAATGTCAGAGCTTAAGAATGAAATCGCTGAGAAGGCTCAAGAAATTGAAGCTCTACGCTCTAGCAAGATGGAATTCTCTGATCATGCAGGTACTAAGGGTGCTACAGTAGATTACGACAAGTTTGAAGAAATTGCATTAACTGCATCTTTACTTGGTAAGGACATTAAGGACACTGATCGTGGTCGTGAGTTACTTGAGAAGGCTAGTGATACTGGTATTATTCTTAAGACTGGTGGTGACGCTACTTCTCTTATCGCAGGCGCACAATCTGGTGAAATTTCTTCAACAGACTATGAGCACATTATCTCAACTAACATTGAGCGTGAAGTACAAGAGAAGCTTGTTGTAGCTCCTTTATTCCGTGAAATTCAGTTGAATGCAGCACAAATGACTTTACCAATTGCTCCAGATGCAGCGAAGGCTGACTGGGTTGGTGCTGCTACTTATGGTACTAATGCTACGACTGGTACTGAGAAGACAGTTACACTAAGTGAAATCTACTTAACAACTGCTAAGATGGCAAGTAAGACATTCATGATCGATGAGTTTGATGAAGATTCAATCATCGCTATGATGCCTTTACTTAAGGACTCTTTAGTTCGTGGTCACGCTAAGAAGGTTGAAGAGCAGTTACTGAATGGTAACACTGGTACAGGTGATCCGTTCATGGGTCTAACTAATGTTGCCATTAAGGGTGGCACAACTGTAACAGCTGGTACAAAGCTAAAATCACTAGACATTCTTAAGTTACGTCGTGAGTTAGGTAAGTATGGTTTAGATACTTCTGGTCTTGCTTGTGTTGTTTCACAAACTGCATACTGGGATCTATTAGAAGACGACGAGTTTGCAGATATAAACTTAGTTGGTGCTAATAGAGCTACTAAGCTTAATGGTCAAGTAGGTTCTGTATACGGTATGGCTGTAATGGTATCTCCAGAGATGGATAATGGTACTGCTGCTGGTGATACTTGGGGCGTAATGGTAGACAAGGGTAACTTCTTGATGCCTCGTCAACGTGGTTTCAATGTACAGTCTGAGTACTATGTTGAGTCTCAGTCACGTGTACTAGTTGCTACTCAGCGCTTCGGCTTTAAGCAAATCATCTTAGGTACTGGCACTGGTGCTGGTAACTTATCTGGTGGTCTTGCAACAGGTACTTACGCGTAATAGCTAACTGATGTATAAAATCTATAACCCCTTCGGGGGTTGTAGGTTTTTATAAGCGTATTAAAGGAAGAATATGGCTAACTTAATTGATTTAGGCGACTATAAAGCTTATTCAAACATTACTAGTACAACTCATGATGCGAAATTAAACACGCTGATTGGGCATATTAGTACGCTTGTAAAAACCTATTGCAATAGGTCTTTTCTTGACTTCTACACAACTGATAAAGTAGAGTACTTTAACGGTGGAGGTCATGATTTCATTTACCTTACAGAAATTCCTATTAAGGAAATTGTTTCAGTTGAGGAACGTAAAACTAATACATTAGATAAGAAAACAGTTGAAGACAATTTAGCAAATGCTGAAAACTATCACTTATTAGTATCTAATCAACCCCAGTGTAGTGATTCTACCAAAGCGACTGAGTCTGCATGTCATGCAGTTACTTATACAGGTTCGGGTCTAAATGACTTAACATTTACCCCTTATCAGTCTACTACTATATCTGGTGAAGTAGGTCGTGAATACAGAGTAGAAATCGAAAGCGTATCTCCAGACAAAATTAAGTGGTCTAGAGATGGAGGGGCAAATTGGTATAAAACGGGAATCGCAATAACTGGTTCTTCTCAAACTTTAGAGAATGGATTAGCTATTACTTTTGGAGCAACGACTGGTCACACCGCAGGTGATACATGGGACTTTACTGCCAACAGATGGACCGGGGACTGCAGTGCCTCAGGTTACACCAATCAAGCAGACTGTACTAGTGCGGGCAATTTTTGGACTGCCCAACCTCAGTATATGTTCGATGCTGAATCTGACCGTTTAGTAAGACTAGGACCACAAGGAACTGCCTCGGCCTTCCCTGCTGGACCCGATACTGTGCGCGTAACTTATAAAGGTGGTTTCTCTTCTACACCAGAAGATTTAAAACTAGCTTGTTACGACCTAGTAACGTATTACTATAAAAAAGAGTCAACACCTAGAAAGGCAATCGCCGACGGTGGTACTCTAGCGTCAAAAACAACTCCAACTGATAAACCATCAGATTTTCCTGCACATATCAAGCGAATTCTTGATTTGTACAGGAGTGAATAGTGTCTGATAGGAAATTTGCTGAATTTATAAGGGACGATTTACTCCCTTTATTAGAGACAGAGAACGATAAACGTGCACAATTAGAAGCAGGTGGTCAAACTCAAAGCTTTAGGATACGTAAATCCTATCTTACAAGAAACTTAAAAAAGATATATGGTAACCATATTAATGCTAGTAAGGCATCTACTTGGTTAATTAATAGTTTAAAACAAAAGTATCCTAATTACTTTACTGGCAAACGAGGTTTTACACATTTTGAGGCCCCAAGTTACGGTTCAGTAAATAACTGGAAGCGTTTAGTAGCTAAAGATCCAGAGTTTTTAGAAGTATTAGGTGGTCAAGACGGTGAATTATTTTCCAAAGCATTTGAGCTAGGACACGGTTCTACTTCTTCTCTTGCTTCTATTGAGTATAGACAAGCAGAAGCATTAAAAACATATTTAGATAGTGGTTTTAGTGACGCAGCTATAGATGCCGTATTTGAGAAAAGCTCTGCAGCTAGAAAATCAGGAGGTATGGAAGGCCTTAGAGGTTTGGCAGATACTGCTTTCGACGCTAACGGAGATATTTCAAAAGAATTTGTAGTTTGGTTAGATATTCAAACTAAGGCAGATAATAGACAAGAAGGCCCTAAAGAGAAGAAGCGTAACGAACTAGTAAAAAGAAAGTTACAAGCTGAAATGTTAAGACTAGCCTCCTCTACTTCGGCAAGTCCTTCTGTAGAGAAGTATGTTAATAAAGCTATTGATAATGCTATAGAAGGAGTTAGGTATAAAGTATCTCCTTCCAAGTCTAGAACAAAAAAGAACACTAAGCCTAGGAAACAGAAAAAGAAGAAATTAGTAACACCTACATTAGCCACTATTAAAGCTAGGCACAAACAAGCAGAGACTAAAGCAAAAAAGGCGATAGTTACTAACAGACTTCAAGATCCACGCGGTCGGTTTACCTCTTTGGTAAACGTGACCAGTATGATCAATTCATTACTACACGGGCAACTAAAAGAAAACATGAAGCCTCCTGCTTTAGTGTATAGATCAGGTAGATTTGCTTCTAGTGTTAGAGTAACACAAATGAATTTTACAAGGGAAGGTCAGATAACTGCTTTTTATGAGTATATGAAAAGACCTTACCAAACTTTCGAAAGAGGTTTTAAACAGGGCAACGAATTCCGAGACCCTAGAAGACTAATTGATAAGTCAATACGAGAAGTGGCAGAAATGTATATACACAAGAAGTTTGACTTGAGAACTAGGAGAATGTAATGGCAGGAAAAGCCCGAGGTGCAATAGTTGACGCACTTGTAGATAAACTAAAGGGAATCAATGGTTCTGCCCCATATAATATTGACGTTAATAACAACGTATCTAATAAGTTAGAATTTTGGGATGAGGTATTAGATTTTCCATCAGTCAGCGTAGTCGCTGGAAATGAATTTAGGGAGTATCTCCCAGGCGAGTTTAAATGGGGGCATCTTGGAGTAACAATTAGATGTTACGTTCAACAAGAAGAACCAATTGAAGAACTTGAGAAATTATTAGTCGATATCGAACGTGTTATTGATGATAATAATGAGTTAACTTATGATATAGGTAAGGTAACTCAAGAAATTAGGATTAATGCTATATCAACAGACGAAGGTTTGTTGGCTCCCTATGGAGTAGGCGAAATAACTCTAGAAGTACTATATGAGGTTAGTCCTTAAAGTGAGCTTCGTGATTGAGACGACAATAGCGATCAATAAATCACAGCTCAAAGCATAAAGAGGTAAATAAAAATGGCTTTAAATCTTAGTCGTAATACCAAAGTATTAGCATCTACTGTAACATCCGGTTGGACTGGAGCAGCAGCAACTGCAAATACTTTTGAGCTTAATGTTCTAGACGGTTATAGCTTCTCGCAAGCAACTAACGCTACAGACATTACGCTAAATGAAGCGGGCACTGCACCACAACGTGGTAAGCGCTCTTTCAATGATAGTTTAGCACCAGTTGATTGGTCTTTCACTACTTATGTACGTCCTTTCCAACGTAATGATGGAACTGATGATCTTAATACTTCAGGCGAGCGCATTTTATGGGCTGGCTTATGGGGAGACGCTCTTGCAGATGTAACTGAAGGTGTAGACGGTACTCAAGACTATATGTCTGTATCAACTAATACTTCTAACATCGCAGAAGCTATGAAGATGCAGTTATACTTCGTTATGGATAACACTGTTTATCACTTAGAGGAAGCTACTGTAAACTCTGTAGAAGTCGACTTTAGTATCGACGGTATTGCTCAGGCAACTTGGTCTGGCTTTGCTAATGTAATCACAGATTTCACTGCAACTAAGTCTTCTTGGACTGCAGGTACTGATTATATGTCTGTACCAACTTCAGCAGACTTTATTCGTAATAAGTTATCAACTGTTACTTTAGCACGTACTGCAAAAGCATCTATCCCAGGTCATACTGCGAAGACTTATCAGTTAGCACTAACTGGTGGTTCAATCTCAATTGACAATGGTATCACTTACTTAACTCCTGAAGAGTTAGGTGTGCGTAATGAGCCTATTGGTTCTTTCACAGGTTCTCGCCAAATTAGCGGAACTTTAAATGCATATCTTAAGACAGGTACTGCAGGTGTGAACGATACTGGTGACTTATTCGATGATATGTCAGCATTTACTGAGACAGAGAATTATCATGGTTTAAGCATGATTATGGGCGGAACTGGTACTCCAGGTACTCCTTCTGTTACTTTTGACGTGCCAGCATGTCAATTACAGATCCCAACTGTTGATGTACAAGACGTAATCGCTACTACTATTAACTTCAGCGCACAAGGCGTTGACGGTTCTGGTGATTACCAAATCGGTGCAGATAACGAGATGTCAGTGAAATACTACAACTCTATCTAAATCGTAGAACTAAACTTCCTGCGCTTCGGCGCAGGTGGTTTTTCATAAGGATAAACACTTATTCTTATGCAAAACTAATTTTATTTTAACAAAACGGAGAAAAATATAATGGCTGAAGCCCAAACAACCCCGAAAATTAAGCCGAGCCTTGAGTCGCTAATGACTCCAAGCAAGACAACTGAAGTTGACTTCCCTGGTTACAAAGATTTTAAACTTAAATTAACCTTTTTAGGTCGTGATGAGCTATTAAAGTTGCGTAAGAAGGCATCTACTACTAAATTTGATCGTAAAACACGTCAACCAGTAGAAGAAATTGATGATGATCTATTCTTACAACTATATGTTGCTGCAGTAGTTAAAGGCTGGAGTGGATTTAAGTACAAATACCTGGGAGATTTCTTACTTGTAGAGTTAGATGGTGTAGATGGTGAAGATGTAATGGATTATTCTGAAGATAACGCCTTCACTCTTATGAAAAACTCTCCAGATTTCGATAATTTCGTAGCGGAAACAGTAGGTGACCTTCAAAATTTTACGAAGAGCAGCTAGAAGCTGTTGAAGCCTTAATTCACAAGCTCTTTGAGTTCCAAGAAGTAGGAATGGACCTAGAAAAAATCTTAAGAGTCCATGAACAGCTTGGAACCGAGCCGGGTGAAGACGAAATTCCTCCTTCTATGGAGGATTTTCCATATGAGGCCCAAGAGGCCTTTGATATCTACAATCTTTTAGGGGATAAGTGGGAAGGAATGTCTGGAACCTATATGGGGAAAGACATGAGCACCTTCTTAGACTTCTGTAAGCTACGAGATATCTCAAATCCAAGAATTACTTTAGATCTTGTAAAAATGATTGATAATGTCCGACAGGGCATACTGACTAAAAAGGCTGAACAAAAGGCCAAGGAGCGCGAAAGAAAAGCGAATCCTAATAAGGTAGTATATAGTGGCTGATAAAGAAAAGAAAGTAGTTGTCAAGGTAACCAGTAGCGGCTTAAAGCCAGTACTGAAGGACCTTAAACAACTAAATACCTTAACTAAAAATACAAAAAAAGTAAAAATCGATGTCAATCGAACCCATTTTAAATCCAGTATAGCCCAAGCATTAGCTAGCATAAATAAAGCTGGAGGGACTCGTGCTCTTAAAATTAATGCCACAATTAATAAAACGTTATTTAGAAAATCTTTAATCAGCCAGATTCGTCTAATTGAAAAACGTGGTATTAATCTTGGTGCTCGTGTTACTGGTGCTAAAGACCAGAGAAGGGGCTCCCAGCAGGGAAGCTCTATGCAACAAGGGTCTATTGCTGCTGGTGCTGCATTGCAAAAGACTACTTCTTCAGGGATTAGTTCTGCAAACCAAATTTTTAGTAAAATGCACGAAATGTTTAGTAAAATGGATAAAACATTCCGTATTATGGCTAATCAAGAGAGTAAAACAAATAGACAAATGAATATGCTCAATCGTAACATGGAAATGTTAACGAGAGCAATTGGCGACTTAGTAGGGGTATTTGTAAGTCCGGCTGCTAAGGCTAGGATTATGCGCCAAGTGGCTGTTGCAAAATACGGTAGAAAAGAGATTCATCGGGGCGAAGGTTATCTTCTTGATAACAAACAAGTAGAAAGAGATGAGTATAGAAGAGCAATGG